AATAAGACTCCCTTAACTGGGAGTCTATTTTAATGATAAATAATACTAACAGGAGAATTTTATATGGCAACAGCCTCACAATCATTATTTAATATGACCGTCGCAGCAGATAATGCTGGTGGCAATCAAGGTCTATTAATGCCAAAACTACAGTTCAGATTCAGAGTTAACTTTTTGAATTTTGGAGTGGGTTCGGCACTAGAACTTACCAAACAAGTTATCGACTGCTCACGTCCTAATCTTACATTCGCTGAAATCACATTACCAGTTTATAACTCAACAATGTATTTGGCAGGTAAGCATTCATGGGCTCCGATGACAGTTAACATCAGAGATGACGCCGCCGGCGGCGTTTCTAAATCAGTTGGTGCTCAACTACAGAAGCAATTAGACTTCGTTGAACAAGCAAGTGCTGCATCAGGCCAAGATTACAAATTTCAAACTAATGTTGAAATTTTAGACGGTGGTAACGGTACATTAGTTCCTACAGTATTAGAAACTTGGGAATTATACGGTTGCTTCTTGGTATCTGCTAATTATAACACATTGAACTACGGTACATCTGATGTAGTAACTATTGGTTTATCAATTCGTTACGACAATGCAATTCAGTCCCCATTGGGCGGCGGAGTTGGTACATCAGTTGGTCGTGCTTTAGGTGGTGCATCAGTTACTGGTATCGGTCAATAACATAGTACATGGCTGGATTTTTTCAAAATCTGCTAACTGACACTGCCGGATCATTATTCGGCAGTGATTACCTGCGTGACTTTCAACACGCCGCAAAAACATTTAGACCTAATTCTTTTCAGAATGCGCCTAAATTCAAGTTTCTATTCCATGTTTATTTTGACATAAATCCTCAGGCAATGGCATCAGTCGGTATGACTTCAAGTCCTAATTTGGGATTAGATGTGAAGACAATAAAACTTCCAGGTTATACTTTTGCCACTCATGAGCTTAATCAGTATAATCGTAAGCGTATTGTACAAACAAAAATAAAATACGATCCAGTTGACATAGCATTTCACGATGATCAAGGTAACTCCGTACGTAATATGTGGTATGCGTATTATACATATTACTACAAAGATGCTACTAAAGTAAACACAGGCGGTCCTGGCTCAAGTCAAATAGCCCCGGATGCGTCTTATGTTAATAGAAATATATACGAAAAATCGATATCAGGTAATGACAACTGGGGATTTTCAGGTGAGCCCGCACAGTCAGCAACTGCTCAAGTTAAAGCTCCATTCTTTAATAATATAACTGTGTTTAGTATGAATCAGCATAAATTTGCTGCCTACACATTGATAAATCCTATCATAACACGATTTGGACATGATACTCATAGTTATGCTGAAGGTTCTGGTACGATGGAGAATACAATGACTCTTGACTATGAGACTGTAAAATACTATGAAGGTGCGATAGATGGCACTAAGCCCGGTAATAAAGTACCTGGATTCGGTGACAATGCTTCATATGATTTAACTGCTAGTCCGATTACTAAGCCAGGTTCACAAGCATCTATATTAGGTCAAGGCGGATTAGTTGACGCAGTTGGCGGATTTATAAATGACTTAACTCCTGATGCCAATGGTGACATTAGTGGCGGAGCATTACTTAACGCTGCTATAAATGCTGGTACAGCATATAATACATTTAAGAATGTAGACTTGAAACAAATAGCCAAGACTGAAGTTCTAGCGGGTATTACTAATCAAGTTCAGCAAACACCAAATAGAAGCGTACCGTTCTCTTTCCCTACTTTCTCAGCGTCACCTAGTACAACTGGTACTGCTGGCTCACCGTCAGCGACCCCTCAAAAAACACCCGGTACAAACGGATAAAGTAATGCTCACTGTGATACTATTGTATAAATAGTAGATAGGGGTACATTAAATGGCACGCATAATAGATTCACGCACATCACTTGATAAAACAGTCAGAATATTTGATTCTTTCTACGCATTTGATTTGGTTGTCAACGGAGATTCGTATGACATTGTATATGGTTATTTCAAATCTGTAAGTAGCAGCATAAATGTAGCAGCTAATTTTACTGCTGTTCTATTTAGAATTTCACAAGAGACCAAGATACCGGTACTAGATTTATTAGGTTATATCAAGGGTACAACGAAGTTGGAAATGAATCAAGTAATATGTTACTATCTTAACAGTTTCAAATCTAAAACTTCTCTATACGGAGTAAGCGTTGTACCACAAGCCAATCAGCCCGTAGCAAGAAACATAGTTCAATAATATGGCACGGTTTGCTACAGGGATTTTCACTCCAAAGAATCCAGCAAAATATGTAGGTAAGCATTTGCCACGCTATCGTAGTTCATGGGAATTAGTCTTTATGACTTTTCTAGATCAGAATTCTAATATCATGCAATGGGCAAGCGAATCAATCGCAATTCAATATCGCCATCCTCTTACTGGTAAGATTGCGAACTATATCCCTGATTTTCTAGTACTATATCAAAACAAAAGCGGCAGACAACTAGCTGAAATTGTTGAAGTAAAACCTAAATCACAAACTGCTATAACTGAAGCAAAATCTAAGCATGATAAACTTCATGTGGTGGTGAATACTGCTAAGTGGCGGGCAGCCGCAGCATATTGTAAGCAACATGGGATGACTTTCCGAATAGTAACTGAGATGGATATTTTTCACCAGCCTAAAGGTAAGTAAATACAGTATGACAAAAAAATTATCCGAACTGTTTGACTTATCACCTGATATCATGGAAAGTCTATCAATGCCTATTCCTGACGATGCTGAGATAATCACAACTGGTGCCCTGACTAATCTGGAAAAGATTGAAAATGCTCTACCTCAAGTTAGAGGACTGGAATCAAGTGACATAGAACTTGACGAAATAGCAAAAATGGCTATTGACAGTTACAAAGACTTGTCTGATTTAGGTATGCAGGTTGATAGCAGATTCTCCAGTGAGATATTTGGCGTTGCTGCTACTATGTTAGGTCATGCGCTTACTGCTAAGACGGCTAAACTAACTAAAAAGATTAAAATGATTGAGCTACAGTTGAAGAAAGCTGCGCTGGATCAAAAAGCAAGTTCTAATGTTGAAGAATTAGAAGCTACTCCTCTAGGTGATGTAAAAAGTTTAGACAGAAATGAATTACTCAAGATGTTAGCTGTCAAATCATCTGCCGAATGATAAATAAGATAATGAGGAATATTCAATGAAAAGTTTAAAACATTTTATCACCGAATCGGTGAGAAGTTACAAATACACCATCAAGATTGCCGGTGATGTGGATAAGAACTTTATTGAGATGTTTAAGTACAATCTCAATAAGTTTGACCCAATTAAAGTCGGTGATCCTGTCAACACACCTATTCAAAAAAGCCCGTACGGTTTTCCTGAATTGAAGAATGAGCAAATAACTATCATTAAGGCGGAGTTTAGATACCCTGCTACTGAGCCAATGATACAGCAAATCGCACAGTTACTTGGTTATAATATCAATATGGTTCGTGTTGTTACCACTGATTTTGATGATAGCATCAATAGCGAAGCTGAAGGATATTCTAATCAAGTTGAACACACTCCGTTGCTAAATCATCCTGAATTGGAAGATAATGGTAAAGATGCTGCTAAAGCATATGGTGATTCATACTTAGACAGTATTAAGAAACAGTCAGAGGGTTCAAAAATTGATATCCCTTATGAAGGTAAAAAAACTCCGGATTCGTTTGATCCATTCAAACAGCCAATTCAAGACAAACTTGGTGCTCTTAGCCCAATGAGTAAAATGACACGAGCTCCAAAACCACAAACAGGCGCATCGGCTAAATAATAAAAGGAATATGATATGAATATGAATATGTTAGATTTAATGAACAAGCTTACACAGCTTCAAGCCGCTGACCTTACTGAAGCTAAGGCAGAAACTACTCACAAAGGTGGCACTAAGACTACTGATGACAAGGGTACTACTCATAAAGGCCGTTACGGCAACGAGTATCAAGGTGATAGTGATGATGAAGAGCGTGATTCAGTTACTGGTAAGAAGAAAAAAGCTCCTAAAGTAATGCCATCTGATGGTGAAAAACGTGGGCGCGGCCGTCCTGCTAAAGCTGGTTCAGAAGGTGATGGCAAGAAATATGCTAATGCTGCTGCTCTACAAAGCTTTATCGTTGGTAACAAGCCAAGTAAAGCTGTTGAAAAACTTCCAAAGACAAAGAGCAAC